TGTTGCCCGCCGAGCCCACATAATAGGCACGAAAATCAATGTTGGGATATTCTGTTTTCAATTCTTTAAACACTGATAAATTGCTGGTGCTGTCGTCATACAATCTAATATGATCGTATTTGCCAGTGTCAGCATACTTGCGTACATATACTGCTTTCTTTTCAGCAGGAATTGCATCACCAGGTAAATTGCCTGCACGATGCACATGAACTTGACTCATGTCAATGCCCAAATCACTGAAAGTTTTTAAAAAAAGATCTTTATTATCAAAATCTGCACGAGCTGTGAGCATGATAACGTCAGCATTGGCGCTGTGGTTTAATATAGTTTTGAGTTTGCGTATCATGGGTTCAATGGGTTCACTTTCCCTATTGAATTTTTCAGCACTACGGAATTCGCCAAAATCAAACTCTTCACCTGGCTGTAGTTCATAATTATTAAATTGCTGATTGGTTAATTCACGAACGGTTCGACCATTCTTAATCACCCGTATTTTAGCCGTAGTATGCAGCAGCGTGTCATCTATGTCAAAAATAACTAGGCTTTTTAGGGATTTGGTGAATTCTTTAGATCGCATGAATTATTTATTAATGCCGGTTACTTTCTCCGGCGTGTACTAACGGGACACAGTCTTATTCATCCGGACGCCTGTTACCGTTGACGACTCCCGGCCCTAAGGTGGGTTCTTTAAATTTCCTGTTGTTGTGGCTCATCAGTTTCTTTGCTGGCCACTGACAACGGGAAACGACTTTCGATGTCTGCAATAGCTTTGTCAATGTCATACCCGCCGGAGACAATATCTGTACTGTTTTGTTTGATTTCTTCAGCATGGGCTCTTAGTCCTGCAATAATCTTGGTCATCAGTCCAGGAAACAATTCTGCAAATTTACGATCACTTCTCACACTTTGATCGCCGTTGTTCAACTGGTTTGTGGGGGCATGCATCTGCCATTTGCCATTGACATCGTCTACATTTTGTTTGTCATATATGCTGACAATGGGACCATCATCTGCGTATCTTTTGAACCAATTCATACCACTGCTGGATCCTGTACAGAAACTGGCTTGGAATCCATGTGCGTTGTTGAATGTATAGCAACTGCCATAATTCATTGGCACAACTGCTAGGAAACGTTCGTCATCCAGTATTGTGACTTCTTTTTTATCACGCTTGTGTTTGTCAACTTCGGCTTGATTTTTGATTCTTTGCAGTTCGTTTCTATAATCTCTATCCTGCATGATCACTTGAATTTGTCGAAGACTTTTGAATTTATTAAAATCCTGATGCGGTTCTTTTAGTTTACCACGAGTGCTCAATGCCTTCCAAGCACCCAATGCATCACCACCTTCGCCATCAATTTCTTCGTAGTCAACAACACCATTGGTGTATAATCTAGTCAACCAATCATCAAATTTTCCATCTTGACTGAGGTCACCATACATGGTGTTTCTTAATGCTTTGTCAAGAATTTCGCTCCATGCTTTTAATAGATCTTGATCTGAGGGTCGTGGACCCAATTGTGCTATCATTGCTCTTGGCAGTGTGGCATCATGTCTCATGGCAATGCCAATCATTTTGATTGTTTTGGCATCAGTGATCTTGGCTGCTACGTTAGCTTCTTTTATTAATTCCAAAACTTTCATGATGCAATCAAACTCCTTTTAAAGAATGCCAAAATAGTGCCCAGTTTAGCAGTATCTCCCTGAGCAATATCATTTAGCAATTTGCTTACACCTTCCTGATTCTCAGGAGAATAACTGACACCACTGTATCTACTGCCCCTTGATATATCACCAGTCAGTTCTGGATAATAATGACCAGCCGACATTACTATGGCTGCTTGAATACTCTGTTGAATTAAATTGGGAGAATCATCACCCGAAGCAATATTTTCCAAAGTACCTTCTAATTTTTTCAGTAATGCTATTTTTGATTCTGCTTTGGAAAAAGCGTCATTCTTGATCATGATACTGACCATGCCTTTGACGTCAGCAATGGCTGCCTCAATACCACGTATCCATAATGGACGAAATTTTTTCACCAAACTGGTTTGATCCACTTTGTTACTGGGAACTTCTTTGTTTTGACTGCGTTTTTTTTTTAGATTGGCAACAGCGCCACTTTCGCGGCCCACATAATATTTTTTAAAACTGCCTATTACAGATTTTAAAAAAGTAGTGACAGCATCACTGCGACTACTATTTTGAGATTGCACTTCACCACCATCGCTGGCTTCAGCATAGTAATTGCCGCCACTGGTTTTGATTGCTCCCACACCTTTGGCGCCTTGTATGATCACCCAAGATCTGTTGTCTTTGATCTGACTCCAAGTTATTTTGTCTACGGGATGATATTCTTGATCATGAGACAATCCGCCAGCTTGGTGCAGTTTTTTAATAACTGCTTCACCGCCTGTTTGTCCGCGGACTAGATCTAGCCCAGTGCTGGCTTCATTGAGCATATTTTCACATAACTGTGCAAACAGTTGATAAGATTGTATTTTCATAGCAGTATTTATCAATTCAATTAATCTGCACTGGAGCCACACTTGTTTCTCTTGGCTTTGGTCAAATCTCCAAAATTCACAGCCCATTCCTGTCCAGGTTGTAACTCTTTGGCATTATTAGGGAATTTGTATTGTACTCCAGCTTGTTTCATAATGTCTGCTACAGGTACACGGAATTTGGTTAAATCGTTACCTAAATTAACATAGGGTTTCGTATGCGGAAATCCCCAGCCTGCAATTTCATGTGTGGCGTTGTTGATCACAATCTTGTAATATCCGTGAGGAACAATGACACCGTTACCTATAGTGGGGTTGCCTGCGCCATATAGTGCGCCTACATAAATTGTAAATGGTTGATTTCTCTGAACTGCCCAACCACGCACTGAAGTTTCTAACAGTTTCCAGATTCCTCTGTTCAATGATCCGTGTTGTGGATACATATTGGTCATTAAAAAGCTTTCATACTCTACCTGTTGACTCCATGACAAGTCGCCATCAGGTGCTGCATGACCCTTGTCATAGCCTGTGCCAGCATAGTCATCTGGCCTAGCGCCCGTGCCGTTTAATGATTGATCTGCCACAAACGCATTGGTACGTGGAAAACAGCCTAATGCATTTTGTGGCAGCAGTGTATAGGCCACGTATACGGGAATTTTAACTGGTGCATCGTAAGCTACCAAAAATGCTTCTCTGCAGATTGGCTGTGTTGTACGTTGTGTTTGGGCAAATCCATAAGGACTATGAACCGCACAGTTTTGAACTGGTAATGGAGCACGTTGATCCCATGCGTTGGCCAAACCTGCGACTGCTAACAGCAGTGTAAATAAAATCTTCTTCATTTTGATACCTTTAAGTTATTTTTCCTTGTTAATCCAAATCAAGTATACTGATTGTGTTGTTGCTGGCTGACACAGCTGCCACCTTGTCGCCTGATCTAAAATTAAAAATCATCTCGCTATTTCCTGGCAATTGAAACCCAGTGGTTGTACTCACAGTAGGTGTTGCGCCAAAAGCTATAAATGTTGGGTTTAACCCGTTGGTGATCAAAATTCGTCTAGCAGTAACGGCTGTACTGGTTGAAACAGTATTGGCAGTTAGCGCCACAGTTTGATACTTGTTGGTGCCAGTGTTGGTGCCAGTGGTAATTGTGGTTATTGTATAATATTGACTCATTGCAGTGGTCCTTTGATTGTGTATTTATGCAGGCTGTTTGCCAAAATGCACATAACACTGGCTCAGGCGGTGGCTGAACTCACGTTGGTGCTGGGGAAGCTTCTGTTAGCACCGTAAACAATACGGATCACAGCAGGTCCACCACTGCCAGGAGGGCCAACGGTCCAGCTGCCATCGCAACAGAAGTAATTGCCGCCGCCGCCACCGCCGCCATAACCACCGCCGCCGTTGCCGTAAGCACCACCACCGCCACCATTGGCCCCAGATGAACCACCACCTCCGCCCGAGTTGCTGCCCGAACCGTCGACGCCGCCAGTAGTGGTTTGAGCTCCGTTGGAACCCTGTCCATATATGCCCACGCCGCCTCCGCCGCCACCCCAACCGTAGTTTGTCAAACCACCGTTTCCGCCAGCACCGCCGCCACTGCTTCCTGCATTGCCACGATTGCCGGCACCAAGCGTAGTGCCGCCAACTCCGCCGTTGCCGCCTGCGCCGCCGTATCCGCCAGCTCCGCCACCGCCAGCCGAGCCTGGGTAGTAGTTGGGGGTGTTGTAATATCCATATGAGCCGCCAGCTCCGCCAATACCATATCCGCATACATTGTTTGGAGTTGCACCGCCTGTGACAACATTGATGTAATAGCCCGCGGTGGTCACAGTGCCCAATCTTGTAGTGGTTCCCATTGTTGCCACCAATACATCATTTGCATTCACAGGTATGTTGTTTTTCCACGCAAGAGTACCACCATAACCGCCAGCACCGGAGGTATAGTAATTTGGTGCAGCGAGGCCGTCAGCACCCTTTGAAACCGCCAACACACTGATTGATGACACAAACAAGGGCACAGTCCAATTTTGACTGGTCAATAGTATGGCTTGACCCGCAGGTGATGATGATGTGGTAACAAATGTAATTGATTTGGCCGCAGTGGCAAATCCTGCACCATCCAAATAGGCACCTTGATCAATTGACAGTGTGTAGGCAGTGTTGGTTGTCGCAGTACTAGGCAATATGATGGAACTCACGGTGCCGGCTGTCACTGTGGGCACCTGTGTGCTGGTCACAAACACACCACCGCTGGTGGTGATTTGATAAAATTTGCCAATGACTGAATTTACGGGTCTCTCAAACAACAACTGAATTGTTCCATCCCCCACTCCTGTGGCACCATTAACTGGAATTGTGGATATAACAGGACCTGTGCTTGATGTCACAAATGTCACTGTGGTGGCTGTAGATGCATTGCTGTAGTTGTCTGAATAGGCACGATCTTGAATGCTCAAGGTGTAGGTAGTGGCAGTGGTCAACCCCACCAAGGTTATGCTGCTGGTGGTAGTGTTGGATATAGTGGGCAGGAGAGTGCTGGTCACAAACACACCACCGCTGGTGGTGATGCTGTAGGTTTTGCCTGCTTGACTGCTCACTGACTTGTTGATGGATATGGTTATGCTGCCTGCGCCAAAGCCCGTGCTGCCATTAGCTGGTGTGGTGGTGATCACGGGTGTTGCTTTGTCCACAAAGAACCCAGGCATGCTGTAGCTGTTCGTTCCGTGGGATGAGGTAAACCCTAAGATTGAACCACTAAGAATTTCATAAGCATAACCAGATACACTGCTATCACCAATACGAAAGTACGCCCAATCAGTGGGGAACACTAGGAATTCTGTATAACTATAGGTCACGTTGGCTGTCACATAGTCCATGATCAACTGATTGCCTGATTCGTATGAAGTGTCCACTCTAATGTTGTAAACTTTGCCGTAGCTCACACTGATGGTGGAGGTGGATGGGATGCTGCTAAAAAGAGCACAAAAGTGATCAAATCTCACAGTAATTGAGCTGACATTTTGTTGAGAGAGGGCAATAGGACTGCTGGCAACTATGTTGGCCTTGTTGGCGCTGGGGAAAGCACCCACCCATGTTTTGGATCCAGCAATATTGTAGCCGTAGACGTCATCTCGATAGGCGCCGGCGGCGACCACACTGTAGGAGATCCTGTTGACACCGGTGTCTGCATGAATAAAATAATTGAACCGAGGGTTACTGCTATTGACGGCGGCAACGCTTCGTTGATAGTTGGAATATTCAGTGGTGTTCACACCGTATGCCGCACCACCTACCGGTACCAAAACAATCTGAGTTACGTCAGCAGATCCGTCATAGTTGCCGGTGTTAGAGCCTGTTGGCACTGTAGAGGCAAAACTTTTGAAAGTGGTGCACCAATTTAAGTACCTGCTGCTGCTGTATGGTGTATTGAAGAAAAAATACCTTGGAACTCCATTAAAATACGTGTCAATCACGTAATATACATAGAAGTTGTAAGTTGTACCGCCTGTGTAAGGCACTACTTCCGCATAGGGCTGTCTAGTGCCATTGATAATAGGAGAATAAATGGTGTTTTTGATGCTGGCCTTCGCGTCATTGGATTTGATGGCTCCAACAGGTATGTTGAACTGCCCAAGGACACCTTCAAATTTAAAATAAAACTGCCAAGTGTTGGCATTGGGCTGTACTGTTAATGACAAAGTATTGGTGACAACACTTGTACCATAATTGAACACTATGACACCTGTAGTGGTAGTGTATGTGACAGGATGACTCCAAGTTATGGTGGCCTGGATCCAGTTGGGCAGTTTGTAGCTGTTGGGATAATCGTTGTAGCTGCAGGTGATGACAGCTGAAAGCACTGTGGAACTGGTTGACACCAATTTATCCCAACGTGTGGCCGAAGCGTTGTATACAAAATTCGTATTGTTTAGTGTGGTCACAGTGCCATTGGTCTGTGTGGATAGTATCAAAGTCATGCTGTGTTCCGCCTATTGAGTTTGAGTGGAAACGCATTGATTTGGGAAGGCTCTGCCTGAGCCCCAAATAATCCTAATGGCGCCGCCGCCGGCATTGGAACAGGTGTTTCCTCCACTGCCGCCGCCGTAGGTGGATCCAGCTCCCCCAGATCCTGGCAGTCCTGTAGACCCGCAGGTCGCTGTTGCAGTTGCCACCCCAGCACCGTTGCCGCCTATGCCGTAAAGGCCCACACCGCCGCCTGCGCCGCCGGTGTAGCCGGAACATCCAAAATAACTTCCCCCACCACCACCGCCTCCGCCTGTGCCTGGTGAACTGCTTGCACCGTTGGTGCCTCCAGCGCCGCCTACGCCGTTGTATCCACCGGCACCACCACCACCGCCTGCACCCGAGTAGGTCATGTTTCCGCCCGCTCCGCCTCGTGCTCCGCCAAAAGCACCATTGCCACCGCACACAGCAAGATCCACGGGCGCTGAACCTGTACAGGCTCGTATGATATAGCTGCCGCCATTGTCATTTCTGCGCAGATAGCTAGTGTTGCAGCCAACTGCTGCCTGAAGAACTTGACCTGGGCTGACAGATATGTTGTTTTTCCATGCCAAGGTACCACCAGAGGCGCCATAGGGGCTGTAATAAGCAGCTCCGCCCCGAGACACTGCTACCACACTGATTTTGGAGACAAATGCAGGCACTGTGAAATTTTGTGAAGAAGTTATCACTGTGTCCCCACGGGGCTCTGTGCTTGTAGAGAAAAAATTGTAGACCACAGCTGGAGTCACAAAACCAAAACTGTCTTTGAATGCACCTGCATCAATCTCAATGGTATATGTACTGGACATTGATATAGTGTTAAATGTCAAGGTCACATTGGATCCAACGGGAGAGGGCACCTCTCCACTTACCATCAAGACACCACCCACTTGATTGTTCCAAAGTCTATACCGTCCTCCGTTGCTGGTAATAGTTCTATTGGCACCAAACACAAAAGTGCCGCTGCTGACCACTGTGCTGGCTGCTGGCGAGAAATATTGAAACACCAAAGGTGATTTTATCACAGAAAAACTTTGGCTGGCTGAACTGTGAGTGGAAGTGGTGAAGGGATAAGAAGAAGCATAGTAACTACGTGTCACATTGGCACCATTGCCCTGAAACACAGCAAACATTGGTGCAAAAGTCACAGTTTCTGTATAATCAGTAGTGGTGTTGGCTGATGTGTAGTCCATGATCAATTGATGACCGTAGGGTTCACTGGTGTCCACCGCAATATTGCTCAAGGTACCACCACCCGAAAGGGTCACATTGGTAGTGGTAGAGGGCAGAGACTGCAACAGCGCCAAGGGATAGTTGCTAAAAATAACAGCAATTTGCGTGACTTGGCCGCTGGAAGTGATAAGGAGGATTGTGGGAGTGCCAAGTCCATACTGAATGTTTGACACCCAAAAAGGCGGACCCTCTTCATTCACATAGCCACCGTCCTGGTAGCGGTTCCTTGCCACATATGTTCTATAAATGTTATTGGTAGTCAAATAATAGTTGTTCATAGTGTAAAATGAATATCTTGGATTGGTACTGACGGTTGGCGTTCCAGAGTTATTAGGGCTGGCAGCAATACCCCAAATATTATAATTCAAAGTATCAGACTCGCCACCCAAACCAGCGCTGATAATAGACAGGTAGTTAAAAGCGCCAGTGCCACTGATAGGGACATTATATAAGAAGTTCATGAATGTAATTCTAAGTTCCATGGTCTGGCCATAACCGGCATTTACCACATACCTATTCACCCCTGGAAAGTAAGGGTCTGACACTATCCAATGAGCGTTGGTGTAAGTGTGAAAATCCAATACTGCATAGCCTCTGTCGGTATTGATTCCAGGAAAACCTGGACTGTAAATATTAGCATTGGCTGCTGGTGACACATCTGTGGCAGTGACTGTGCTGGAGGAAATCACAAACTGTCCTATTTCACCTGTGAAATTGAAACCAAAAGTGTACTTGCTGGAGGTCACTTGAGTCACAGTGTTGTTGCTCACTGTCCAAGTGCCTGGACCAATAAATGCCATGCTGGCAGTGCTGAACCCAGTGACTGGCCTGTTCCAAGTCACAGTGGCAAAAATGGGTTGATTGCTTCTATATACGTTCAATGCTGTTGGGTTGGTACCAGCATTTTTATCATAGCTCAGTTGTATTGAAGCATATACCCCTGTGGCAGTGCTGGGTATGACTCTTTCCCAACGATTTAGGCTGGCGTTGTATTGACGCAGTCTAGCTTGGGTTGCTGTGCCTAAATATCTTGTGACCCCTGTGGCAGTGGAAGAAATGTCATATGCCATGTTGATGCATCAGCGTGTGATTTCAACCCATGCGTTGCCCACCACGCCACCTCCCTCAGTGAGCCACATGTACCAGCCGCCCAAGTTGGTGTCAAGCCAAAGATCTCCTTCCAAGGGGCTGCTTGGAGCAGATGCGGATTTGGTAATTCTGCTGCGTTTGTTCCAATTACTGGTGCTGGTGCTGTACACCACAGTTTGGCCGCTCACAGCATTTTGCAAGTTGGTGCCAAAGTTCAAATCAACAGTGCTCACATTGAGCACACTGCCTGATAAAGTGGCTGTGGTTCCTGTGGTAAAGTTCAAGGTATTGATAGTGCCTAGACTGGCAGCATTGAATTGCACATTGACGTTGGTGGCCGTGACCAATGCAAATGATCCTAGGAAAAAATTAGTGGCCGTGATGGCCCCATTCACTGTCATGTTGCCAACTGCTGTGAGATTGGCACCCACATTGACACTGCCCTGTATGCCCACACCCCCTGTGACTGTGAGAGCACCAGATGTGGTGCCAACACTGGGTGTGGAGTTGATTATGGACACCTGTCCTAAGGCATTTTCTAAAGTGGATAACTTGCTGGCCACACTCATGATGTTCTCCTTGTCTGTGTCAAGCCTGTGCCTCAGCCCATCTCAACAGCACATTGGTATAGATTGGTGTGCCTTGCGTGAGGTAGGCATTGATAAACAATGCATCTGGTCCATTGGGATAGCAGCTTCTACCTCCCATTGGGGTGTTGGTCAGTTCCTTCAAAGAGCTGAGATCCAGCACGTCTCTATTTGCTTGACTGCCAATGAAGGAAAATATGGTTTCACCCGGCAGTGCAAATGTACTCCTACTGACGGTGAAAATAGTCAATGTGCCCAGTAACGGATTGTTCAAGGTTATAAAATTCCCACTAATGGCTTGTATAAATGTGCCACCTGCAATTGATGTGGCTTGTGATGCCTGTGGTATAATAACATCCCCCACTTGTAGTTGGGCAGCAGCACCTGCTGTTGTTATTTGCAGGGTGGTGGCACCTGCTGCGGCGCTGCTACAAGTAATGTTAGCACCTGTCACTGACTGACTTGAATTCACAAAGGTCATTGAAGCTCCAGCAGACACTTGACTGAAACTGGGTTGGCCGTTGGCCACTGGCGAGCTGGCCACACTGCCGTTAAGAGAGTACCAAGTTATATTGGAACTTGTGGGATGATTTATGGGATTAAGCACACCCTCTATCACAATGGCTGCGTTGACGTTGGTGGATCCACCTGCTGAAATTTCCAAAGCTTGTAAAAGAAACTGAGCTCTATTTATGAGATCTCTTGCACCCAAATCACCAGGTATGCTATTGCTCACACTGGGAGCCAGTCTAATGGCAAACAGCGTGGTTTTTTTCACACTGATCTGCACGTTGGTCACACCATAATTGAACAAGTACCCCCGGTCTTCGTCAAATCCGCCGTCCTGCAAAAATGCACTGCCCCAATGACTGATATTGGGAGCCGCTGTTTGTCCAAACAACAGCACTCCTGTGCCGGCATTGGCATAGTGCGACACAGCGCCACCAGCTTGAAACGTTCTATTAGAATTGCCCACAAACTGATTGATAGAAGTGGCACGAACCAAATTGTTCAAAGTATTGGTACTGGTGGTAATTCCCGTGTAACTGATCAACTCATTGTCCACATACACCATGCCTGATGATGGGAAAAATGTCACATCAGTCACAGTCATCACAGTGTCCAAAGATCCCATGTCTCTGGCCAAGCCTGTTCTTGCACCCTCATTGACCACTTCATACCTCACAGGCATGTTGCCAGTACGCATGTAGGCCTCGTTGTTGACGTTGTTGTTTCTCAGTCTATGCACTGTGATGTAATTGCCGTCAGGGCCTCTCAGCATGAAATCAATGAAACCTGCACCATACCAAGTCCACTGTATGCCAGCCATCTGCATTTTGTTGACCAAAAGATTGTATCCGCTGGGGTTGTACACAGATCCTGACCCATCACAGCGATCCATGTTCCACTGACTTTGGGGAATGATTTTTTCCAAAGTTTTCATTATTCTAATACCAGTAGATGCGGTGGCTGGTCGCCAATCACCATTGATGTACATGCTGTTGTCACTGACCACCCTAGAAACATGATGTGTCATGCCACGTAAAACTACTCGATCCCCCGCAATCAACTGTGTGAGCCAACGAGCATTAGTGGCTGTGGTGTAAGTACTATCAGGACTTATATTGGCCAAACCTCCCAAATCAGTTGTACTGACTCTCAAACCCAAAGCCACAGTTTGACCATCATACTGCCAAAACATGCCATTTTGATCGTCAAATGTGCCTGCTCTCACTATGCTACCGTACCAGTTGATCAAACTCACAAAGCAGGGTGTTCCCATTATGGCAGTGGTGGTGCTGAGAGTCTGAGTGGCAGTGACCACAAAGGTTCTGCTGTCAATGATGGAGGCCACTGTGTAAACACCGTTGTAACCACTGGAAACTACATTTTCCAATTTGATCACGGCACCGGGTTGAAACTGATGATCTTCCAAGTCCGTGATGCCGATGATGCTGCTGCCCACGGTGGTGTTGGTGGCTGTGACAAATCTCAGCTGATAGTTGGGAGCCAACAACAGCCCTGTGTTGTAGTTGATGCTTTTGCCACTTTGATATCTTATGTATTTTTTGCTCTGTCTCACAGCACTGGCACCGTAACTGGGTCCACCTGTGCCCAACTGCACTCCTCCATCATAGGCTCGATGTACATAAAAGCTGTCACTGCGAGCATATACAAAACCTGTTATGGATCCACCAGCAGTGATAGCTCCCACTGCACTTCTAGCTAGAAAGTTGAATGTTGTGGGACTGGAGATTGTGGTGACGTAAAATGGACCTTGTGCATAACTGTGATTGTTTGTGCCGTTGTCACTGGTGACTACCACCATGATACCTTGTCCTGGTGTAAATCCGTGATCTGTGGCAAAACTGGCAGCTATGGTGGCTGTGGATCCTACAGTACCGCCACTCAGTACACTAAAAGTCACATCTGTTCTAGAAGCACCTGTGTAAAATCCACCTTGACGCACCACGGTGTAGGTGGAATTGATCACGGAGTCCTGTACAGTGCCCACCTTGCCTTTGGCATAGTAGTTCAGCGACGTGCTAGTGGGCACAGCGTTGATAATAAAAGTTCCCTGTGCCAAAGCATAGCTGGGCACTGTGCTTTCTAGAGTACTTACTGTGATTGCAGTACCTGTTGTGAGATTGTGAGGAATTTGTGTATTAACAGTGATAAGACTTTCTGCTGTGAGATCATTGGGCCTCAAATAATTGGCATCAGTGGTTATGGTGGTCACTGATAGATCGCTACCTGGTACTTCGAATATGCCTGCATAGCCTCGAACTGCACTGATCTGCTGCCATTTGGTGGGTTGAAGACCATATTCAAAGTCCGCATCAATCATGCTCTTGGGGTTGGAGGTTCTGGCTCTTTCCCATGCATCTGTGCCAGCACCCATGGCTCTAGTGAGTATGGCTTGGTCGGTTCTCTCTGTGAAAATCTGCAGTATGTCCCCACTGCTCATGCCCTGCGTGGACACACCCAAAGTGATGGTGGTGACTCCATCACTCATGCCCAAAGCCTGTGGAAATTGTGTGGTATTGGCTCTACTGAATGCAACAGTGGTGCCCACATAAGTGAGATCTGCAAAATTGTAGACCATTTGATTTTTTGTCACATTGGTAATGATCAACAGTTGACTGAGATCAAACTTGCCAGGAATCTGTATGGTTCCAGAACCAGCACCACCTGGAGTAAAAACATAGGTTCTTTGTAGTTGTTTGGCCATGCTGTGGAATAATCCTTTGTGTTATTTAGTTTTCAAATGCCCAGGGCCACACCCATTGCAATGGCAAATGCATTGCTGGGCGTTGGAGTGGACAAGATGCCGTAGGGTGTGCTGATCACTGTGACTGCATCGTTCAAATTTCTAGCTTCGTTCAAGGTGATTGAAGTGCCGTTGCTGGCTGTGTAGTCTGAAGGTGGCAGCAACAGTCCATTCACAAACACTTGAACATATCCTTGAACATAACCGCCTGACACCACAAAAGTGGAGGAATTGGCGCCTGATGTGAAGTTTTGTATCACAGTGGGCAACAAGGGTGTTCCATTTATCAACACATTGGTGGCACTGATTATGCCACCCACATTGAGATTGCCCACTATGCCCGCTCCGCCAGCCACTCTCAATGCGCCCGTGACGGGGGATGTTGCTGTGGCAGTGTTGGTGATGGCAAAAACATCAGCTGTACCGCTCACACTCACTGTGGCAGTGCTGAGTCTGGTCCAAGCCGTAGTGCCAGTGCTGTAACTGTACTTGATGCCATTGATAATGGACTGTTGGCCGTCTATGGGTGATGCGGGGAATGACATAGATTATTTGCTCATTGTTATTCAGTATTTATGTAGGTATAGTTTTAATTTCTAAAGTTAAATTTTAAGCAGGATTTAATATTACCCCAATTGCCGTATGCGGCACGCTGGCCGCAGCAGTATAAGAGTAACTACCTGCAAGGGTCTGCTGTTTATATCCTAGATAACCGTATTCATACTTTACTTTGGCACTAGTGCCTGGATAAGCCACCTGTGTTGCTCCAGAACCGCTAAAAGATAAATTGGGCGATGTGCCGGCACTTTCAGCACTAGCAGCCCATACAACATGAGTAGTACCTGCTTGGGATGAACTATTGAGTGTCAAACTTGGTGTAACACTGCTAACACTAAAGGAGGTTACTGCACTGCCCACAAATGGGCTAGCAGTTTTTACTCCACTCCAAGCGCTGAGTGCTACAACCATGTCATCGTATGATGTACTATTAGTCCAAGACACAGTAAAAGCTGATTGAGCATTGGTGGTGATGGCATACCAAAGATGAGCGGCTTGACCTGGAGAAGAAGATCCAAAATTAACACTGGTCAATTTGGTCCATGTAAGCCCGCCGCCAGTAACTGAAGTGATGTTACCTTGTGTAGTGCTGTTCATTTCAATACCAAAGTGAGCCAACAATAGGGTATTGGCAGGGATCGTTGCTAGGTATGCCAAACTTGTGATATTTGCGCCACTATTAGTGGCACCTGAGATCAATGAGGGCGAGGCTATTACAGTGTAACCAATACCTATTGAACCAGATCCTGCTGTAAATTTATATATTTTGTAACCCGCCTTATTTACTGTGCAGGGTGTGGGTATGCTGGGTGCTGTAGTACCGTTGGCCACCAATGTTGATCCACTCATATAAGTAATATTAGGAATGCATGATGGATAGACTAATACTACAACTCCCGAACCTCCAGAAGCGCCAGACTGGCCTACTCCGCCACCACCGCCACCGCCTCCAGTATTAGATGTGCCACTATATACACAAACACTAGGATATGACCCGCCTTGGCCGCCACCATGTGTAGCCGTGCCGGGAGAAGGCCCGTTGACTTGAACGCCGCCACCGCCGCCGCCTGCATAGCCCACAGCTGACCCTGTAATTGACATGGTATATCCAGCACCGCCATTACCGCCAACACCACCGTTAGTGCCAACAGAACCCCCAACTGTGCTGGCGCCACCGCCGCCTGCGCCGCTGCCGCTGGACCCAAATCCAGGTGAAGATCCACCTGCGTTGCCTTGACCTGCGGTACCATTACCGCCATTGTTCCCATAACAAAGGCCTACAGATTGAAGCACGCCGCCGCCGCCAGAGCCGCCGCCGCTGGGATCGGAGTCATACCCAGCAGTTGCTCCATACCCGCCACCGTACGCAGTAAATCCAAATGCTGCACTGCTTGCACCACTGCTTGTACCTACTGAAATTGAATAAATCGTCGTTGTAGAAATTGCTATTGCAGTACCATTGGGAGTTTTTCCACCGCATGCTGCATTGGCATAATACAATAATCCACCAGCTCCGCCGCCACCACCGAAACGGCTGCAAGTGCCATTACCGCCACCAGCGCCGCCAGCAGCCACTATTAGTAATTGGACTCCTGTGGGAACTGCCTGGTCACCAATACTCAATGATATCTTGCCTCCCAGAAGTTGCGATGTAAAACTATTATATCTAGGCATTATGTAGTATCTTAATAGTATTCACCACCACTGGCCAAAACTGTATATGCATTGGTACCAGTGGCCACGAGGGTCACGCTGATCACATCTGTTCTATTGGCAGTGACTGTGGCAGTGCTGCCACCCAACCATCGTATGGTTTGAGCAGTGCCATTCACTCTGACATTGGCCACTGTGTAGGCATTGGTCGCGGTTTGTGCCAATATCAATGTGGTGGCATACACATAGTTTGCACTGGTAGGCACATTGATATAGGTGGCTGTGAAATTGCTGGTCATGTTGGTCACATAAAATACTGCGCCTTGATTGAAATTCAATGTAGGATTGACTCCAGGACTGTTGACAGGCACCATGACTTCTTGGGCCTGCTGCAATATGGTGATGCCGCCCACTACCAAATTGCCTGCAACACCAACGCCACCACTCACTGTGAGAGCGCCTGTGTTGGTACCAGTGCTTTGAGTACTGTTTGATATCACAAATGTAGTAGTGGTACCAGTACCACTAGCAGTAACTCCGCCAGTACTGGTACTAACTGCATATCCATTAACATACATATTGGTTGCAGTAATTGCACCGCTCACATACATATTGGTTGCAGTAATTGCACCGCTCACATACATATTGGTTGCAGTAATTGCACCGCTCACATACATATTGGTTGCAGTAATTGCACCGCTCACATACATATTGGTTGCAGTAATTGCACCGCTCACATACATATTGGTTGCAGTAATTGCACCGCTCACATACATATTGGTTGCAGTAATTGCACCGCTCACATACAAGTTGCTGCCTATGCCCACTCCGCCTGTGATCACCAAGGCACCCGTTGTGGTACTGGTGCTTGATGAAGTATTGGTAATTGAAATGGCAGCAGATGTTGAACCACCCCTACTAGTCACTGACTGTAATGTACTGATGTTTGAAATAGTCACTAAATCAACTGCAATATCTGTACCAGCAATCAATCCAAAAAATCCATTGTTAGGACCATTTGTATCAATCCAATAATAATTAGTACCGTCGTAGGTGTATCTATAAATCACATCATTGGAAGTGTTGTACCATAGATCTCCCACCGCGGCATTCGAAGGAACTGTGCTAGTGGTAGTGGTTCTCACTCCGCCACCAGTAACTGTTCCGCCAACTGTTAAATTACCACCAATGCCCACACCACCTGCTACTTGCAATGCGCCTGAATTTGTTCCAGTGCTTGCGGTGACATTTGATATCACAAATGTTGTGGTGGTTCCTGTGCCGCTGGCTGATGTTCCACTTCCACTAACAAATGGCGATCCGTTTAAAGTAACTGAACCAGTGGAACTAAGTGCAAAAGTCCAAGTTCCAGAAACTAATGATGAACCAGTATTAACCAATATGGCGGTTGAGGATACTCTAGTCCAAGCACCTGCGGCAGTACTGTAAGAATAAGTAATACCGTTGACGGTAGCTTGCTGATTATTAGTGGGCGAAAGGGGAAAGGACATGTGTTTTTTCTCTTTATCTAGTATTTATAGGCATTAATATCCAAATCTTGTTTTGTATTTGGCATGTTCTGCTTGGATTTGTGCCAAAGTCAATTCTACGTTCCAGACCTTTATCACGCCAATATCTGCTGGAGCGGCTTCTGTACCGCTTGCTCTGTTGAACAATCTCAGTTGGTTGGGCCCTTTTATAGAAGTATTGGTTGCTGTATACGCATAGGTCGTGGGCTGTGTATTAGTAGCTGAATATAAGTTGGCTACACCTGTGGTCCTGTTAAATGTTGCCCAGTCCAAATGCCAAACTGTGTCTGCGGTAGCACCACTCAAGTTGATATTTTGAGCGGTAGTAAAATAAACTTTTGGTCGGCCATTGTATGAGCCCATGACAAAATCACCGTTAGTTTCGTTATTGGTGTTGAGCAAACGTCCCGAGCTTGATGTAGCCAACTTATATGCTATGAATATTGTAAAACTTTGATTGCCGGCACTGTAGTTTGGTCCGCCAGCAATATAGTCGCCCATGGCATCACCAATGTAGGCGCTCCTGAATACTCCACCATTATCACTGCTCCAACTGATTCTACTATTGGTATAACTTGCTGTAACGGTATGGTTCCCAGTACCAAGCACGGTAGATCCGTTAGTAGGCACAGCCGAATAGTTGGCTGCATCCAAATCATAAATGGCAGCTGGGCCAGAAGATAATTTATGGCTCATGTAGTGCATCATGATGCCAGTCATATTAAGTCAGTCCTGTTCCGTTAATGAACCATGTGTTTGTGGTAACTTTGATCACTGTGGCCATGCCGTATTGCGACAAAGTTCTAGTGCCTGTGGTGCCACTGCCTCCTAAATACAAATTATCAGTTTGAATTCTAATTGTGCCTGTTGTGTTGGCACTGGCAATAAAGGCTATAGTAGTGCCAATGGCAAAACTGGTCACTGTGTTGGCAGGAATCAATATAGTGGCTGTGGATCCTGTGAGATAAACATGCCCGCCTTGGTCTAGATAAGACAATGTGTATGTGCCTGTTTGAGAATTTTGCGGTAATCCCAAATAGCCCACGCTGGTGGCAACAGTTTGAGTATTTCCTTGTTGTGCAACACCTATCACCAAACTGGTGTTGGTTGTTAACGAGTATGTAGGTCCAGTAATGTCTAACCAAAAATTAGTTGTAGTAGATCCGTCATTGGTATAACGATATATTACATCACTGGCGGTATAGTACCAAATATCACCTACTGTGGGATTTGCGGGTGCTGTGCTGGTTGTAGTAGTTCTTACACCACCACCAGTAACTGTTCCGCCAACTGTTAAATTACCACCAATGCCCACACCGCCCACTACTTGTAATGCACCCGAGTTTGTTCCAGTACTTACTGTGGCATTTGATATCACAAACGTTGTGGTAGTTCCAGTGCCGCTGGCTGCTGTGTTGCCACTGACAAATGGGGTTCCATTCAAAGTAACAGATCCAGTTGAACTAACTGTAAATGTCCAGGTTCCAGAAACTAATGATGTGGCACTTACTGCCTGTGCTACTAATGTTCCTGTGTTAAATGTACTAGTACTGACTGCATATCCATTAACATAGACATTGGTTGCGGTAATTACACCACCAACATATAAGCTGCCGCCAACGCCCACACCTCCCACAACAGTTAATGCACCAGTTGCTGTGGTATTTGATGCAGTAGTATCAGTTAAAATAATACTGCCTAATCTAAATGTTCCGTTGGTACCAGTTACATTATTAGTGTTATCTGGACTAGAATTTACTAACCATTCTAAATATCCAGTGGCATTGTCGCGGCCAAAGAATGCATTACGATCGGCAGTATCATAATAATGGAAACGCAGACCAATATCTTTGCTATCATTTACTGCCCATGTATTGGCATAGTGCAATTCAATAATATTATCAGTATACACTGTGTTAGTACTTAATACATAAGTTGTAGTACCAGAGAATGTAACATTGTTGTTGAATACTGCTGGGCCTGTGACATATAATGATGATCCAACACCCAACCCGCCAGCTACATATAATGCGTTTTGTGATACTGAACTAGTACTAGACAATGTGCTTAATACGGTTAGTGTATTACCAACATATAAATTACCACCAATGCCTGTGCCACCCGATACTTGCAATGCACCTGAATTTGTTCCAGCACTTGCTGTGACGTTTGATATCACAAATGTAGTAGTGGTACCAGTACCACTAGCAGTAACTCCGCCAGTACTGGTACTAACTGCATATCCATTAACATACACATTGGTTGCAGTAATTACGCCACCAACATTTAAGTCGCCACCAACACCTACACCGCCCGCAACTGTCAATGCACCTGTAATAGTACTAGTGCTGGATACGGGGTTGCTTATGCGAACTTGATTGGAGGTCAAAGACCCCCTATTGGTCACAGACTGCAAATTGCTGTTGTTGGACACGGTGATTGAACTGCCAGTGGTGCTGATCACAGTGTCTGTACCTTGCACAATTGTGACAGTGCCTGATACAGCATTTAGTGTGACAACTCCGCCTGCTGAGGCAGCAGTGACCACCGGACTTCCATTGATATAAAAGTTTGTAGCAGTAATCGTCCCGCCAACATACACATTGCCACCAATACCCACTCCACCAGTCACTGTGAGTGCTCCTGTGTTGGTACCAGTGCTGACAGTGGCATTGGTAACGGCAATGGCATTATTGGTTGTGGCTCCTCTTGTTGTCACTGACTGCAGAGTGCTGGTTGTGGCTATCACAACATTGCCTGTGGCAGTGTTTATTGATAGGTCGGTGCCTGCCACAATTTTGGAATATACAGTGGCTGTGGTCAATACTTGGGCACCAGCAACATACGCAGCAGTGGACACCGTCAAACTGCTGCCAATGGCCAAAGACCCGCCAATACCCACTCCACCAGTCACTGTGAGTGCTCCTGTGTTGGTACCAGTGCTGACAGTGGCATTGGTAACGGCAATGGCATTATTGGTTGTGGCTCCTCGACCAGTCACAGTCTGTAGTGTGCTGGTGTTCCAAATTGTTACAATTCCTGATGCTGTGCTTATGGCAGTGTCAGTGCCCACACCAAAATATCCTGCCAGTGTGCTGGTGGTCACAACCAATGCATTGGCCACATACGCATAATCGGCCACATACAAGTTGCTACCAATGCCCAATCCGCCAGCTATGGTCAATGCTCCTGAACTGGTGCCAGTACTGGATGTGGTGTTGGTAATTGATATCACAGCATTGGTGCTGGCACCCCGCCCTGTCACAGACTGCAAGGTACTAGTGTTCCATATTGTCAAACTTCCTGTGCTGGTAGTGACGGCTGTGTCTGTGCCAGCTCTTATGCTGGTGGCAGCAAACAGTCTTATGGTGGCAGTGGTCACCAATTGAGCTCCAGCCACATAGCTGGTGTTGACTGCATACATGCTGCCGCCTATGCCCACTCCGCCCGCCACTGTGAGAGCACCAGTATAGGCAGAACTGGCAGTGGTGCCTGCTGTGATGTTCACACCTGCAGCACCAAGAATCACATTGCTCAAACTGTTTTGAGTCACAAAAGTCAGTGTGGAAGCTGCTATGACCAAGGAGGCATATGCACTGGCTGTGCTGTTGAAACTGGTGATAACATTTTTTCCAGTATTGTAACCGGTCTGTATTTGAATTTGATCACCACCACCTGCCAATGTCACCACGGCGAATGTGCCCGAAGCAACGGGTTTGATGTTCAAACGGTCAGCATTCAAACTGCCTCCAAACCAACCGTTGCCTCCAATGCCAATGCCACCTTGCACAACCAAAGTACCCGACAGGGTGCTGGTAGATTGTGTAGCTGTCAAAATACTGAGTGTGTTGGTCAGTGTTCTAGGAGGTCCAGGATAGGCGCTGTACTGCACTGTGTTGTCGCCCATTCTCAATGCACCTGGAATGGTGAAACTGCTGTCGGTGTTTATACTGGCCACCCAACTGCCAGTGCTGCTGATTAGGAAACTGCCTGTTGATCCCTGTCTTGCAGCATTTTGACTTCTAACATCAGCCCAAATCAATGTGTTAGTGCCACTGATGTAGGTCCATTGCAAAACTTGTCCCAGATAGCCTGGCTGAGCTGGGAAAGCGTAACGCGGCAGTTGAAGACCACCGTCTTGAGTGACCTGTACCACATTGCCGTTGTTGATCAAGGCATTGGTTTCAGTGGCCACAGCAATCACCGATGAACCCACCCATTTTATTCCATCAAATATATAAGTTAAACCATTGTTACCAGTATAGAGTGTGCCTTTAACAGGATTTGCTGGAAAATTAAGTGCTGACATATTGTTATCCTAGTGTTAATATTTATTTGTTATAACAACTGCTCAATGCTGACGAAATTGTTTGTGAAATTCACACCTGTCATGGCCGTGACTCTATAGGAAAAGTTGGCACCAACTGAACTGATTATCATGGTGATGGTATCACCTGGATCAAAACTGCTAGGGCCCACAGAGATCAAAGTGGCTCCAACATTTTGCAGTGATGCTGCATCAGATGCCACTCCTGTGTGGTATGCAGCATTTACACTGTACACTATGTCACTAATAGTTCCTGCTGCTGAAGAAAAACTGAATTGGTTTGAATTTAAATTGAACTGAATTGAAGACTGCCACTGCACTCTAATCACATCATTGCTGAGTGATTCTCCCTGTGCCACAAACTTGCTTAATCTTGTGACTGAGGTAGCATTGGTAACAGCAGTTTTGATCCAATTACTCTGTTTCACAGTGGTATTGGTCACTGTGAACACAGTGCCTGTAGTGTAGGTCAAAACAGCAGTGGCGGATGTCAATATCCATATGGGTGTGGGTCCTACCGCTCCTGAACTCACAGCACCCGCTGTATAAATTGTTGAACTGTTGACCTGTTGAAAAGTCCATCCCAAGCTAGGTTTGACAAATTTGGTACTGCTTTGCGAAATGTAAATGTAGTTGACATTGGTTGCAGAATTCACTGTGCCTACAGAGTACACCTTGTTTGCATAAGGAGATAAACAGTAATAAAGATAGTTGTCATCAAAAGCAATATCACCCACCATGTCACTGGGTGATCCGTAAACCACATCCAAAGGTTTGGCCACAGGTCTCAGTAGATAGCCGTTGTTTTGTAGGCTGGTGGCAGTGCCTTTGAACGCAGTGGTTTGACCTGTGCCGTCAGGGTAAATCACGGTACCACTGCTCACAATGGATAGGAATTTGGTTCCTGAAAAAATGCTGTCATACACGTTTCTTCCTGCACTGCGTTGCACTGTGGCATCAGGAAATGTAATAGTGCCGTCATTGTTGAAAGACCATTGATAACTGTTGATGGATGAGGTGGTCACTATGCTCACATTGGTCAATGTGGACAATGATTGTAGCACACCGCCAGTAGCTGTACTGTAAATGGCAAATCCGGCAGTGCTGTCATTGAGGAAATTCACAAGATTTGGCACTGACAAAGCACCAGATGTTGACAGGGCTGCGCTGAATCCATTATTGTTCAAAGATGAAGTTGTGACCACAGGCACATTGGTGATGTTGCTATAGGCCACTGTGCCCGTGTACGCAGTTCTTTGAGTTGTGAGATCAGGGAAAGTTATGGTGCCTGTGGAAATTTTCAGTGTGGCAGTGTTCAATATCACAGATGACTTATATGCTCCACTGGATGCAAATAGAGACGAAGTGCTGCCTTGCCAAGCGGTGGTCTGCTGGGTGTTGTCGCTGAAAATCACTGAGGAAATTTTTCCCAATTCTTTGGTGCTGGGGTTGAAATAAAACGCACTGTTGTACTGTATGCTGTTGACGGTGCTTCTCAATAAAATGGCATGACTTATGTTGGCACTATCAAACTGCGGTGCTGTATAGGGCACACTTTGAGTGCCACCACCAAAAGTCACACTGCCGTTGGAATTGAGTGTGAAACTGGCTGAGCCATTGGTCAAGGTGTTGAGTACTACTGTGTCCCAACTGATGTTGTTGAGCCCATCATTGTAAAGATAACCTGAAGTGGTGGTGTTGGGAAAGGATGCATTGCCGTTGCCTGAACCTGTGTTGACAAATGTGATGGTTTGTTGATTTTTGATACCTTGATTACTGAGTACAATTTGAGTGCCTGTGCCTGCTATCAAATTCAAAGTATCCACGCCTTGAGCAGTCAACCCCTGCTGCCCTGCTATGTTTATGAATTTGAAAGTGGAGTTCATGCCCACCAACACACTGCCGTTGCCCTGATTTGTCACACTGAAATCTGCCAAACTGTCAAAATTGATGTTGGTGACGTTGGTCACAGTGTTATATTTGCTAAACAGATCTGGGTCATAGAGACTCACTGACACGCTGTTGTTTTGATTGCTGCTGGGGTTGGCATCAACCCAGTTGCCGTCGTAGTAAATGTAGGTTCTGCCAGATTCAGTATCATACCAAAAGGTGTTGTTGCCGTAGCCTTGAGGCACTGAAGGGCTTTGAATCAATACTGATCCCAAAGAACCACTGTTTATTTGATTGAAATTGGCATTTATTTTGTTAAAAGCAGTGCGCAGGGAATCGCCATCGTGAGTATTGGGCCCACTTCCGGTATTTACATAATATAGAGTCATTGTTTGTCCTTGGCTGGGTTCATCCAGTATTTAGTTGCTATTTGAACAAAGTTGTGTTATAGTAAATGGTGCCTTAGTGCATTGATAAATAATGCAGTATTTTATAAAAGTAGACAAATGTCATCAACACTGATACTCAACGCAGATGGTAATCCAGTTAGTGTTATCCCCTTGAGCATAATCGCATGGGAAGAATCAATAAGATACTTGGTTTCTGACAAGGCTACTGTTTTGGAATGGCATGAACATTGGATAGTTCACAGCGAAAAATGGAGCACCCCAGTTCCAGCCGTGATGATCCTGAAAGAATTTCAAAAGAAAAAACACACAGTGAGATTCAGCAAACAAAATGTATTTTTAAGAGACAATTATGTTTGTCAATACTGTTTTGAAGCTGTGAATAGAAAAATTGCCACATTGGATCATGTGCTACCCGTGAGTTTGGGCGGCAACACTTCATTTGAAAACTGTGTTTGTGCCTGTAGTTTCTGCAACTCGGCCAAGGGCAACAACGGCAAAATTGTTCCCAAATGCAAACCCTATAAACCCAGTTATTTTCAACTGGTAGACAAGAGAAAAAAATTAGGCTGGGATTTGGCATATCCCGTATGGAATAACTATTTGGTCTAGCTACGGCCGCCAATTACTTGATTATTTGTGTCTGTAGGTAATGCGACCACGTGATAGATCATAGGGGGACATTTCCACATCCACCCTATCACCCAATAGGATCTGTATTTTGTTTTTGCGCATTTTGCCACTGATGTAGGCCAAAATCAAAAGATCGTTGGTGTCCAATCTCAATCTAAACATACTGGACGGCAACACTTCTTCAACTGTGCCTTTTAATTCAATAATATCGTCTTTTGCCACTGTTAATTATTTCCCACAGAACCTGTTTAATATTTTAATATCCATCTTCGTGCCATGATTCTTGATAGTATTGACTTTGATCTTGATAGGGGTAGTTTGGCCAACCATTTTTGGGCCATGCTAGATCTATGCCTGTTCTTGGAAAACTTTTGAAAAGTTTTGGCATGATCACTTTGCTGATGTCATAGGACTCTTGCCAATTGACCGCATGATCGTAGAGATATTTTTCTGGCTGAATCAGCATCAGTTTTATTCTTTCGTCAAATTCCGAGCAGTAGTTGGCACAAATGTAAGTTTCCGTTCTTATAAAATAAGAATAATATTTGGCCAAACTCCATTTGTCAATTTTTACCCTATCGCCAACACCATTATATTCTAATGGAATATCAAACAACTTGATGATACTGGCAGTTTCTCCCCAAAACACATGATCTCTGGGAGAAAACAAAAGATTGGGATACATGCCAGCTACAAACAGTTGATTGGGCTGTTGGCGATCAAGAAAAAACTCATACATTTTGATCATGCTGTCTCGAGTGTAAATTTGATCGTTTCTCATCTTGGCCGACACCGTGGTACTGACCTTTCTCAAACCATTCAAGGATGTGACAATCTGAAGATTCCTGTTGTCTGTACCACGTTGAAAAGGAGGATCATTTAGCACCACCAGTACTCTGGGATTGGTGTAGACCAATGTTGACAGTTGGTCTGTTTTCCAACAGGAAACTATTATGTTGTTGACAAATGGCAGATCAAGATAGCTGTCAATGACAAGATCTGTAGTGGGAGAAAACTGCCCCTGCAACACAATATCCATCATGATCATAATTTTTCACCAGCAACAAAACCTCTAAATCTCAAAAATCTGGGAAATCGCAAACTATAGGTGCCATCTTGATTCTGTGTGATAGCATCAGCTCTCACTTCCACAATTTGACCAGGAAGGCTATCACGGCTATCCCAATACTCAATTCGATCAGTGTCACTAAAGCCACTACCACAATTGACCACAATATCTTTGCCGTCGTCTTGTCCGGAGCAAACCAATGCCCCCAACCTTCCCATATTTCTACCAGTGCCTTCTTCAACATCCCTAACCTCCAAACTGACTTCAATATAGGGCTTCATTTTCAGCCAACTTCTACTACGTTTACATTCGTACTCGGCATCTATGTCCTTGATCATGATGCCTTCATAGCCTGATTCAATAGCATCCTTGTTGTACTGTTTGAACTCCAACTCGCCCACATAACTGGATAAATCCACTTCCTTTTGTGGGATTATGTCAATGCTGCCAATTTGATCAAAAATGGCTTTCATGGACTTTAATAAATTGCTACGTCTACGCTGGCCCATGGTGCTGATACCGTTTTGAAACTCACGCAATGGCAAAAGGTCAAACAGCACGAGTCTTGCGTCTGTGGACTGTACACCGCTTTTTCGATGCACCTGTTTCATGAGTGCTTGAAAACTGCTACTAACCATTTCACCATCCAACACCATACTACGTTCAAATAGATCAATGTGTTGTTCAATGGCTGTAGTGATGTGACTGAAATTCTCCAACAATTTGCCGTTTCGACTGTACATGATAGCAGTTCGATTGTCCACATTGATCACTGTGATCACTCGAACACCATCCAACTTGGGTTCCAACAGTTTACGACCCTGCACATGATTTTCATTCTTGGCTCCATCGTGAGCCAGCATGCACTCAAACAATGGAATTGCATATTCAAGTTTATTGAATTTTGCTACCACTTTGTTCACTGTGGTCTCGCCAATACCTGCTTTTAGATCCTTGATTAGAATCAGTCTGTACCAATCGTTCCATTGTGATTTTGTACTTGCACCCAATGCCAATTCAATTGCATCACGGGCTGCATGACCGGTGAGCCTGCGTAGTGCCAAAGTTTGAGCCAACTCTTTGAAAGCCTCCCACGGCAACCCCTGTCCCTCACCTCCACCATGTATGGGAACTTTTTTAACCCCAAATGTTATCATGGGATCAAATGCCATTCTTAGACCTTCAAATAGTTCTGCATTATCTGCCTCAAGTTCGGCCTGGATAATAGCTTCCTTATCCAACCGGCTGTTATGATCACGAAGAATTCGAATAATACTATCGCAATGATTCATGGGTTTTTCCATAAGTTTTTGTACATGATACAATTATACAGGAATTTTCAACAATTGTCAAACACTAAATGAACTACCGCAACCACATTGACTGACCGCATTGGGATTGATAATCACAAATTCATTGTTCATGATGGTTTCTTTGTAATCAATCGTGGCTCCATCAAGATACTGCATGCTCATAGGGTCCACCAAAAGTTTGAATGATTCCAAATTAATTGTCCAATCATCTTCATTTTGAATTGAATCCAACGTGAATCCGTAACTGAACCCACTGCATCCACCACCCTGAACAAATGTTCTCAACATCACTCCAGGATTGTTTTCATCTATCAAAATGTCTATGATACGTGTTTGGGCACGGTCAGTAACTGTGATCATTGTTATCTGCTGCCTGGCCAATACTT